CTATACTTTTATTTCCTTTCATTATAGCCTTATTCTTTTTGGATAGGGCTGTACTTGTTTTTGTTTGGAGCATTCCAAGTATTAGGTTTAAAAAGTGGTTGTTTAATGAGTTGGAAATGCGAAAAAGTTTGGTTCGTGTTTCGATAGGGTTGATTGTTATTTTAATACTTGCGTTTATTGGATGCTAATCGGTTTTTAAATGACTTATACGCAGACCATAAACACTGGATTAAAGTTGTGCGCTCGTTTGGAGAGTATAGTTTGGCTGAGGACATTGTCCAAGAGATGTATTTAAAGTTAGCAAAACACGAAAACAAAGAAAGATTTTACCGTAACGGAACTATTTACAAGGGGTTTGTGTGGATTGTTTTACGAAATATGTACTATGACTTTGAGAAATCTAAACAAAGGCTTCAAAAAGTCGATATAACGGAAGCAATTCAGTTAGTTGATGAAAGTAGTCCATACGAAAAAACGAACGCTCAAAAGCAATTAGAAGTAAAAATAAACGAAACAGTAAACAGTTGGCATTGGTACGACAAACTATTATATGAACTTTACCGAGATACAGGAATGAGTACACGCCAAATTCAAAAATGCACTGGAATAAGTTTTAAATCAGTATGGCAAACGTTAAAATACTGCAAGGATAGTTTAAAAATAGAAGTCGGAGAGCATTACGAGGACTACAAAAACGAGGATTACGAATTAATAAAATAAAACATGGCAAGAAAAAGACGAACAAAAGCTGAAATATTAGCAGCTGAAAGCAAAGGATTAGGGGACACCGTTGAAAAGGTTTTAGAAGTAACTGGAGTAGCAAAGGTTGCTAAATGGTTATTAGGTGAAGATTGCGGATGCGATAAACGCAAAGCAAAGTTAAATGAGTTGTTTCCGTACAGAAAGGCGAAGTGTTTAGAACAAGCTGAGTACGATTGGTTAAAAGAATGGTTTGACAAAAAGGCGGAAGTAATAAAACCAAGTGAACAAAAAACAATACTTGCAATTCATAGCAGAGTGTTTGGAGTACGCAACGAACCAACTTCATGCGGAAGCTGTATTTTAGAAAGAGTAAACCAATTAAAACAAGTTTATAACACTTACGAAAACACGGACGAAAATTGAGCATAACATTAACCAGCGATTACTATATTGTATTTATGAACCCAAGTAAACATAAACAAGATTGGAACGTTCTAAGGTTAATAATGAAAGTAGCTGAGATTAACTACTGTGTTTTTATAGACTATAAAATTTACTCTTTAGAAATACACGCAGTAACAAAAGACGAATTCAACACGTATCAATATAATTCTAATTAAATGAAGTTAGTTAAAATAAGTGAGGTTAAACCTAACCCAAAGAACCCAAGAATAATAAAAGACGGAAAATTCCAAAAATTAGTTAAGTCTATTCAAGAGTTTCCTGATATGCTAAATAAACGCCCGTTAGTGGTTTTTACTGATGCGGATAATAAATACGTTGTCTTAGGTGGTAATATGCGATTAAAAGCGTGTAAAGAGATAGGATTGAAAGAGATACCAATTATAGTAGCAGACGAATGGACGGAGGAACAAAAAAACGAATTCTTAATAAAAGACAACGTAGGTTTTGGTGAATGGGATTGGGATAGTTTAGCAAATGAATGGGATGTAGAACAATTAAATGATTGGGCTTTAGAAATTCCTAATTATAGTTTAGGTTTAGATGTTAATAATATGACAGAAGAAGATATTGACATTGAAGAAGAATTTGACCCAATAGGAGTTAGTTCAGGATTAAGAAGAATATCTGTAATTTTTGATGATGATAATGAAGCAGAAAAATGGTTATTAGAATTTAATTTTCATTCTAAATTAGAAAAAATTGGACAGTCATGGAGAATTAATTATAGCAAGAAATTAGGAATGTATGAGTAATAAATTTCCAATATATATAATTTCTAAAGGAAGATATGATAAAACATTGACAGCAGATATGTTTGAAAAATCTGGAATAAATTATTTAATTGCAGTTGAACCACAAGAATATCAACAGTATTGTAAAAAATTAGGTATTAATAGGGTATTAAAATTACCATTTTCAAATTTAGGATTAGGAAGTTACCCGGCAAGAAACTTTTGTTGGGAACATGCCAAATTAAATGGATATAAATATCATTGGTTATTTGATGATAATATAAGACACATCAGAAAATGGATTAATGGTAAAAAACAAATAATAAAAAATATCTTAGAATCATTGAACTATATAGAAAATTATGTAGTTAAAAATAATATAGATATTGGCGGTTATGAATATTCCACATTTAGTCAAAAAGTTCCTTTAAGACCATTTAAGCATAATTGTCATGTATATTCTGCAATGCTAATAAAAAACGAATTAACATATCGTTGGAGATTAAAGTATAATGAGGATGTTGACTTATGTTTGCAAGTATTACATAATGGTGGTACTACAATAGCTTCTTTATATTACACGCAAGATAAAGTATCAACAACAGTTAAAATGAAAGGTGGAAATCAGGATGAGTTATATAAAAATAATGCAAAGGAAAAGAAAATTTTAAAAGCAAAAATGCTTGAATCTGTATGGCCGCAATATGCAAAAACAGTAATTAGATTTAATAGACCACATCATTTTGTAGATTGGAAAGTATTTAAAAAAAAGTAACTATATTAAAAAGAATAATTATATTTACAAAAAACAATTATGGAAATAGGTCAAAAAGTTACTTGGAAAATATCAAATAAAATTATGCTTGGTTTATTTATAGAAGAAAATAATGGTATGGCAGAAATTATGTGTTATCAAATGGGTGATGTTAATTGCAGGTTACGAGTTTGTATTAATATAGATTTATTAAAAACAGTGAAATAACAAAGAAAATGGCTAACAAATTAGATAACCTTAAAAAGTTTGAAAAAGGCGAATCAGGAAACCCTAACGGAAGACCAAAAGGCGCAAAGAATAGAAGCACAATAGCAAAGTATTGGTTAGAAGTTAATCAAAAGCTAAAGAACCCTTTAACGGGTGCTGAAGAAACAATGAGTCAAGAGGACTTAATGACTTTGGCTTTAATTAAAAAAGCACGTGAGGGAGATGTAGCAGCGTATAAAGCATTAATGGATAGCGGTTACGGTGCTCCATTACAACAGATAGAACAAACAATTTTAGAACAACCATTATTTCCTGATGTTTCAGAGAACGACAGCAACGAATAAAGTACTTGGTTTAAAAAGACGAATTAAAATAATACAAGGTGGAACTTCAGCTTCGAAAACGTATTCTATTTTAGCCGTACTCATAGATAAAGCAACAAGAATAGCAGGACTTGAAATAAGCGTAGTTGCTGAATCAATACCACACCTAAGAAGAGGAGCATTAAAAGACTTTCTTAAAATACTTAAATGGACTAACCGATTTAACGATGAGCAGTTCAACAAATCTTTATTAACCTACAATTTTAAAAATGGGAGTGTTTTTGAATTTTTTAGTGCGGACGATAGCTCTAAGTTACGTGGTGCTCGGCGTGACATTCTTTATATTAACGAATGCAATAATGTTACCTTTGAGTCTTATAATGAACTTTCTATACGGACTAAAAAAGAAGTATTTTTAGACTTCAACCCGGCTAATGAGTTTTGGGTACATACTGAACTAAAAGACGAACCCGACGCAGACTTCATAATCTTAACCTACAAGGATAATGAAGCTCTTGACAAGTCAATTATTGACCAAATAGAAAAGAACCGCGAGAAAGCCTCTACAAGCACTTATTGGGCTAATTGGTGGCGTGTATATGGTTTAGGTGAAATAGGAATGCTTGAGGGCGTTATATTAAGCAACTGGAAACAGATTGATAGTATTCCAAGCGACGCAAGATTAATAGGAATTGGACTTGACTTTGGATACACAAACGACCCCACCGCAGCAGTTGAAGTTTATACGTGGAATGGTAAGCGAATACTGAATGAATTAATATATAGAACTGGAATGTTAAATAACGATATTGCCAATGTGCTACCGTATAGCGTTCCGATATACGCCGATAGCTCAGAACCTAAGTCAATAGAAGAGATTAGACGGTACGGAAAGACGATTAAAGGCGTAACAAAAGGCAAAGACTCAATAAACTTTGGTATTCAGATAATGCAAAGCCAAGAATACTTAGTAACGTCAAACAGTACTAACCTAATCAAAGAATTGCGCGGTTACATTTGGGACACTGACAAAACTGGCGTTCGTTTAAACAAGCCTATCGACTTTAATAACCACTCAATAGATGCAATCCGTTATCACGAAATGGAAGTGTTGGGAGTTAACCCTCATTACGGACAGTATTTTATACACTAATTTCAACTAAATGACAGATGACCTCCCGATGATGGTGCGCATAGTTGAGAAGTTCATTCATGAAAAGAAAGGTATTCGCATAAAAATAGTGTTTGACGACCCTATGAAAATACGGATGCACACAAAAATGTTAGGCCAGGCGTTCGATATTGCCTTAGCTTACTACAATTACCAAATTTAAAGTTATATAAATATGAAAACGGAAATAGTAATTCCAACAAGTCTTAGTGAAATTCCATTAATGAACTATCAAAAGTTCATGAAATTGGTTGAGGGGTCAAACGATGAAGAGCTAATCGCTCAAAAGTCTATTGAAATTTTCTGCGGTTTAAATATGAAAGACGTACTCAAAATAAAATACAGCGATGTCGTAGGGTTAGCAAATCATTTCAATGAATTATTTAAGCAAAAGACGGAGTTCAAAACTACGTTTAAAATACAAGACATGGAGTTTGGATTCATTCCTAACCTTAAGGATATGAGTTTCGGTGAGTATGTAGACTTAGACCACAATATCGGTAAGGTTGAAACATTCCATAAGGCAATGGCGGTTCTATATAGACCGATAACCAAAAAGACGAAACAAGGCACTTACGAAATAATGCCTTATTCTGGAACGGATGAATTTGCTGAACTTATGAAATACGCTCCTTTGGATATTGCAATGTCAGCATCGGTTTTTTTTTATCATTTAGGAAACGACTTAGTACAAGCTTCGCTTACCTCTTTGGAAGTGGAG